CGTCAGTACCGGCGAGGGCAGTAGCAGCCGTCAGTTCGGTGATCTTGACGTTTGCCATGATCGCTCAATAGGTGTGAGGACAGTCTAAATGACCTGTATTTAACAAGCCATGAGGACACAGGGCACGCAATAGCTACCGTCCGCATAAGTCGTCGAAACCGTGGTGCTAGTCACCTTGGCAATGGTCTTGGAACGCACGATGTCATCATCCTGCGGTTTTGCCGTTCCATCACCAGCAGACATCAGCAGATCACCGCGTGCAACGGTTGTGCCCTGTGCAATGCGGATAATAAAGTCACCCGTCATCGCGCAGTAAAAGTCGTTGGTATATGTGTCATCGTCATCGTCCCAGGCTTGGAAGACGCCAGCCACATTTGGGTCACCTTCAACGTCACTGACCTTCATGCGGTTCAGCTGCTCATTATCTTCTTCACCCCATTCGCACATTTCATTAAGGTTGCTCAATACAGAGCCACGCAAGATCTCGGTGCGTTCTGCACCGCCTGCAAGCTGTGACCAACGAGCTAAGTGACCACCATTGTATGAAACAGTAGAGCCAGAGACAGAGATGGTTCCTTCTACAGTTGTATTTTGACGTATGTTGACAATTACTCCATCAGTAGAAAGCCGATTCACATCAAGGACACTTTGAGCACTTGTAGTGATTTGCGCGAGACCAGGTGCATCAGCGCGTACTTGAAAGCCTGTAGTTGCTAAATTTTGACTTGTTTTACCGACAAGCAAATTACCGGTTGAGTCTATCCGCATCCGCTCGGTAGTGCCTGCGCCAAGCAAAAGATTGCCGCCGTTTGTTGTCCTTAAAATTGCATCTCCAGCAACTGCAGTACCGAAAAAATGATTATTAGCAGTTGCCAAGCCAAAGATAGCTCGATCATTATCATTGCTATCACCCGCTCCTCCATTAAGGCGGTATTGAGGTGTACTACCTGTCGTTAGGCATATGTCATTAGCGTTATGGAAGGTGCGAACTGGTGAACTCGTACCAAGTCCAAGCCGCCCCGAGCTGTCGATTCGCATCCGCTCGGATCCATTGTTGCTAAATCTCAACACAGGTGTTGTATTTCCACTGGTGCTTGTTGAGTCAATGCGACTTACTTCTGTACCCACACTGTTTTCAAAAACAATCCGACCAAAATCATTGCCAGTACTGGCGGTTGTCTTTCGCGTCAGTTTCAGCCTTGGCGGCCCAGCTGCAATTTCAAGAGTGCTATCAGGCGACGACGTTCCAATACCAACGCGGCCAGAGCTGTCGATACGCATCCGCTCAATATGGCTGCTACCATTTGGTCGCGTACTAAAGCTCAGATAACCACCATATTGACCACTTGTAGCATTTTCTTTTAAGCCCTTTACTTGAGCAAAAGAGGTTCTATTTGTTCCATCATAATTGCCGCCTAATGAAAGAATGCCTCCAGCATTGGCGGCTAAATTACTGGCACTTAAAAAGAAGGTTGAGTCGTTTCCGCTTGTACCATCAAGGTGACAGCGAGTCAAAGGCGACGACGTTCCAATGCCAACATTGCCGCCATTTGGTTGGACAAAAAGGTCATAAGTGGTGGCAATTCCATCCGCACGTTGCGCTTGCAGATAACCATGCCCACTAGAGGTAGCACCTGCAATCAATCCGTAATCACCAACGCCTGTTCCGTTAGAAAATAGTGCAGATGCTGTAGCTGCTCCCGCTGCTGGAACAGTGTTTGAACCCAAGCCGACTACAAAATTTGCACGAGCAGTAGACGTTCCAACCAACAACCGCCCAGAGCTGTCGATGCGTAGGCGCTCGGTGCTGTTCGTGTTGAATGCAAGGGTATCCGAAGCCGGACGCCACATTGCTGTACCAGTCTGCGACGATGCGTTATCTAAAAATCGAATAAAACCAGCCCCGACATAAGTCTTTTCTTCAATACTAAGTTTTGCTCCAGGTGACGACGTTCCAATACCAACATCCCCAGGAATACCCTTAAACAGGTTTTCCATAGTCATCTTCTTGTTCTTATCAGCCGCAGCACCCTCGCTAACGTCCACAATCGTCAGCAGGTCGCCCGTTGCCTGACTACCTGCAGCAAGAGCAGTCAGATCAGTAATTTTGCGGTCGGCCATTGCTTACGTTTTGATGACGTACATCATTGCAATGTTACGCGGCCTGGCCTCACTGCCACCATCGTTGGCAATGCTGGTTGAAACGCTGATACCAGTAAAAGCAGTGCTTGTATTTTTATTCCTTTGTCCGCAGTCGTTATCGCCCGCTTTCCAAGGTCGATAACCCTCGTTGTGAGCCTGTTGATCAATGTAGACATGGTTGTGACCAGGGTCGGTCACAGTTGATGTGGCCGTGTGATTGTGCTGCTTGTTCTGATCTGACTGCGAGCTTGCAAAGCTACGGCCACTATCAACACTGCTGTTGTCAGCCCAGCCGCGAACAAACTCACCACGCAGGTCTGGAACGTTAAATGTACTGCTGCCGTCGCCTTCACCCCAGGTCGTTCCAATAATTGCGAACAGATCGGCGTAAGTTGTTCGGCTGACTGCAGCACCGTTGCACTTCAAATAACCACTGGGTGCAGTGGTGGTTGCCATGATGTGAACCGATCCAGTCGGCACAGCTTGCGGCAAAGCAGCAAAGCTCAGGTTGCCGCTGCCATCTGACTGCAAGACGTCATTCGCATTGCCGTCACTGCTTGGCAGGGTCAGCGTGATGTCGCTACTAACGTTTGACGGGGCTTGAATCGCAACAAAGTTGCTGTTGCTTGTATCTCGCAGCCTCAGTGCCTTGCGGTCACGGATCGTGATGCCATTGCTGTCGAAGTGAGCACGGCGTACTCCTTCAGTGACAACGCTGAAATCATTGGCACTGTTTGTGAATACGCCAGTGTCTGTATCTGAGCTGAACCGAAACGGCAAGCTGCTAACCGTTCCAGCAGGTACGCCAACGTTGCCGGTAAACGTAGGGCTAGCAATAGTTGCCAGTCCAAGGTTGGTCTCGTTAAGAGAGCCAATGGTTATGAACGATGTATTGGTTCCATTCCTAATCTTCAACTCGTTATTGCTTTCATCTGCCCAGATCATCCGAGCAACGGAATTAGCAGCACTAGGTTCAGACGAACTCGCATTCAGGCTGTAGATCGCAGCCATGTTGGAGTTGATGTCCGCCCTGACATTTGCTCCAGTGTCGTTCTGGATCGGAGTGGATTTTGTCTCGTTTACAAAGGACATCAGCCGATTCCGTAGCCAGTAGCGGTCCAGGTCACGTCGCGTGCCACGCGCTGGTTAGTTCCATGGTAAACCGAAAGATCAAACCCGGTAGCCGTGCTGTTGCTGACCACATAATGCTCGTTAGAGCTTTGAGCATTGAAAATAATGCCTACAGCTGGAGGGACATAGAACTTGTTGCCAGCGCCGTAGCTCACGCTGACATCGGTATCACTGACGCCCTGTGCGTTTGTAGTCACTGTTCCAGTAATCGTCCTAATCGGCATTTCCGCCTGAACGCGCAGCTGGTCAACAGCAATCTGCTCCTGTGGGCCGCCAGTGCTGAACTCTGCCTTGACCTGATAGCCACGAGCCTTGAACTCAGCGTTGTTAAACCGACGCCAGCTCGTAAACGTAGGAGAACCCGCAGGATCATCCTGCGTGGTGCGGATATACAGCTCAACATCACAGGTGTTTGGAGCGGTGCCGTCAAACTCAGTGATCAAATCAAAGTCAGGCTCGTCGTCGATGCGCTCTCCATAAGGGAAGAAGCTACGAGCCCGCAATGTGCTGTTCAGCCTTAGGCTGAAAACATCGCTCAACGTAAAAGTGTTGCCGCTGTTGAAGACATACGTTCCAGATTGGTGCAGCTCGTCGTCGCCTTGCAGCGTAAAGTTGCTGTCATCCTCAAGCAGCAAAGCACCACCATCTTCAAGGTCAAAATCGCCTAGTGGGCTTAGCTCATTGCCTGTCGTTGCCAGCTCTAACTCATTGTTTACGGTGTCTACCGTCAGGTTGGTTTTAGTGCCGGTGAACGATGGGTCCTCCGTAGAGCCCAACGCACCAACAACTTCAACGTTCTGAAGATCTGCCTTCGTAAATTCGATTAGTGCTGCATTTAGGCTTTCGCGACCACCAGAGTCAACAAACTTGAGACTATAAGTACCGGCTTTTAAGTCTGCGTACGCTTCAGTTGCAGAGCCTGCAACCTGCTCAGAGATGCTGGTTGAAGTTGGCCAAGTAACGCCGCTTAGATCAGGCGAATGACGCAGGCGAACATAACCGCCAACACGAACATCCAGATCATCAGACTGACGCCAGGTAAGCCTGGCTTGTCCGTTGACCGGAATCATGCTGAAGTTGATAAAACTGGGATTTGGCGTAGTTCCATCTGCCAAAAACTCATCTGTGTCTAGAGCTGGTGCAGCAGTTTTGCCCTGTAGCTCAAAATCAGCCGCAGTGATCTGACTGCCTTTGTTCAGGTAGTTCTTGGCCTGAATCTGCACATACAAACGACCAGCACGCAGGTTTCGCAGCGTGACTGATGGCGAAGACGTATCAACGGCCTGCCAGTTGTCATTGTCAATCCGGTACTGGACGCGGAACTCACTGACATTGACGCGATCATGGTTCCAGCTAACCGACGCACCAACAAACACGCCGCTGGCTTCTTCGTACAGAAACTCCTCGGTGGTGACACTATCGACCGGATTAGGAATCAACGACAGGTTGCTGATGTCCCGGTTAGTCAGCTCGACATCAGCTTCAACTGCGTCATAAATAGTGCTGTTATATGCAACGGCACTGACGCCATAAATGCCTTCCTCTGCCTCAGCAACAGATACAACACGGAACTGCTGGGACTGAACCTCGTCGTTCTGGAACAGGAACACTGATCCAGCAGCAGGTGCCTCGCTAAATGCACTAGCGACGTCAATCTCTGCCGTTCCATCCGCAAGCAACGTGATACCGCCAACCGGCACATCCTTTTGCTCAACCAAGCCAGTAGACAACATCACTGACAGCTTTGGGTTGTTTGCAGCAGCAAGTGAAGTTGTTAGGCCATTACTGCTATCTGTTGTGATCTGCGTTGTCGTTGCTGACTTGACCCGACCTGAACGACGCGCACCAGCTTTAACAGGATCAGCAACATCGATGACCATGCCAGGTCGCAAAATGATGCCGCTTTCGATGGCAACAGAAAAACCAACAACTTCAGTCAGATTTTGCTCAGACAGCAGCGTCCATTTGCCAATCCTGTGAGCCTGGCCTTGGCTGTAACAGCCAATCGCCTTGATATCTTTTTTGATAATGCCGTACTTGGCAACCGCATCATGGTCTTCGACATATTCATATTCGACATCACCACGGGTGTCATATGACTGCCAAGCAACAACAGCAACGGTGTGTCGCGCTTTCTGAGACGAGCCTGAATACTCAAAAAGTCCGTCAACAACATTGCTAGGGCTGAGCAGATATTGAGGGTCAGACGGCTTGTCCTGCAACAGTTGCAACGTGCCAGCGCCGTAGTACGCAATGCCACGGAAGATGGCAGTCATTTGCTGAATGACGTTATAAACCTCATCCCTGCTGTTAATCAGCATGTTGAGGCTGAAGCGCGGCTCTTGCCCACCCGCTCCATCACTAACTAAAGCGTTGCAATATTGACTGATCGCAAAAAAATCGTACTTATCAAGCGATGATTCTGGAACACCCGCCCCATAGCGCTCACTAATTAGCAAGTCATACAAACACCAAGCCGGATCATTCGTCCATGTAGCAGCTTGGAACGTGCCGTCCCAAATGCCGGAATAGGTGATGCGCCCTAGATGCGTTGAAGTGTCTACTGTCGCGTTGCTTGGAATCTTGACCTTGATTCCACGAATCAGATACTTACGCGCTGGGATGTTACTGAACTGACGTGAGTCGAACCGCAGCCCAACCAATGCTGAGTTGGGATAGCGGAACTTATCGTCGATAATCTCGGTAAAGCTCTGAAAGATCGTGCTGCTGGCTCGCTTCTGACTTGTCTCATCAGCGCTGACACGCACCATCCGCACATCAACAGGAAAACTGCCGGTCAAGTTAACTAGATAGTCACGTTGATAGCGGTTGCTGCTTTTACCGCTAATCGTGTCAGTAATAACGTCGTTGTATCCGCCGTTGTTGTACTGGATCTGAATCTTGATCTGTACGCTGTTACCAACAACATCCCCATCGTCTTCCAACACTTGAAGTGATGGAATCGTCAGCGTGACACGCAAACGATCAACATCTGTATCCGTGATGCTGCGAGTAACTGAAGTGCCGTTTGTAACTTCAACGCCAACTGCTGTTTCTCGTTCTGTTGTGTTGAACGGTCCAGCAAGGTGCGTTTGACCTTGCGTCCCAACGCGGGTGACAACACTAAAGCCCTCAAAGTTATTGGTGCCGTCAGCTGCCTGAACAGGCGTGTCGTCTAAAAAAATGCTCTTATTGCCATCCTCGAGCCCACCAATCTCCCCTTCGCTGATCAGGTCAAGGACGTTGGCAAACTGTGTTGACTGGAGCGTATCGTCCTGCTCAGTTGGCGTGCTTCTACCGCCACCACCTTTACCGCCGCCACCACCAGCACCAACGACGTATTTGGTCTGTGTCATACCTGCACCTGATCAACGTCAAGACCGCTGGATAGCACTGCCGATCCAACGAACAGCCGCCCATAGGCTATTGGGCAGGGCATACCCTGGCGACTGGTATTAACGACGTTGGAGAAGGTAAACGACTCCAACTGCGCTGATTCGTCAAGAGTGCTATTTAACTCTGGCTGAGGTGAAAGAGATTGCGCAATGCCACCCAGTGTCAACGCTATACCAAGGTTTCCTGCGATAACTGCCAGCTTTACCCCAAAAGTAGCGGATGCAAACGTGCCACCAGCAGCAGTCACACCAAAACCCATGCTGCCTCCAGCGAACAAACCTGCACCACCAGACATTGCTGCGACAGCAATCAATGCAGCGCCTGCCAAGATCATTCCACCACCACGCCCTGCGCCAGCAACCACAGGCGTGATGCTGAACACTTCACGATCACTGAAAGGCATCAACAAAGGAGCAGCATTGTCCTCCGTCACTTGCTCTTTGCTGACTGTTAAACGATACCCAACGCCATTCTTTTCACTATCAACCAACCAACTATCTAGCCCTGGAAAGTTGACACACAACGCCTTAATTGCCTGCGCGGGTGTCGCAACATCAAACTCAAACCGGCATTGACCAAGCCGTTTACGCAAAGCGCCATAGACCTTAACGACTTTCATGCCTCAAGGCGCAGGCAGTGCTCTTCCCATAGTAACCGCCATAGACATCCCTGCTAGACAGCCTGCCCTGCACATGATGCAGCACCTGTTGATCACCCAAGTAGATCGCTGCATGGTTCGGCAACGGTGAAACCAGATTCATCAAAATCAAGTCACCGCGCTGCACCTCCTGAACCGGAATCTTGCTAAACCCCTCGGCAGCAAAGTTGTCCATATATAGGTTTTCGCCGCGATCCCAGAACTTGTCTCGGCGGTCATAATCACGCAGCTGAATGCCGTACTCCCTCGCGTACCAGTCACGCACAAGCGTGTAGCAGTCCACCACTCCAAACACAAACTCACGTCCCACATACGGCAACTCAAAGCCAGCTGGCTCGCAGTAACCCCATCCCTCAGTGCTTGGATTAACGATGAACCACGGCAGTTCTGACTTTTCGCACGCAACGCGGTCAGCTGTTGATGGCTCAGGGTTGGTCTTTGGGTGGCTGTGGACAATAGCGATCACCTCACCTTGGTCCTCTACAACATCCCAACCGTTGAGAACAAAGTGCTCATCAGGCGTGTCTGCAATGTTTTGGCACGGGAAGTACCGATGCCGACCCTTGACCACAGCAACCAACCCGCAACACTCTCTCGGCGTTTCAGCCTTGGCGTGTTGCAAGATCTCTGCCAGCAACTCACCTGATAGCTGCATCACTTAGTCAGTCCCGCTCCAGGGAATGAGCCAAACGGCAGTTCAGCGTTCTTACCAAACCGCAACTTGCAGCTGGCAACTCGCTTACCGCAAACATCCTGCGCCTCAGTGCTGACCTCGTTGCCATTCACGTCGTAATAATCAGTACCGGTGTAGCTGCACTCACTGCTGCGATACTTCCACTGGCAAATGTTGGCAATGACCTGACGACGAGGAATCTTCTGACCAGCCAGGTCAAACTTGCTTGCTAGCTCAAACGTCACGCTGTCCCGTGTTTCGCTGGATTTACGGTCGATAAACCACCGCTCATCAGGGAAGCGAGCGTTGGGGTCAGCCGTGGCATTCTCGACAAACACGTTGAACTCAAGGCTGTCATCACCTTGTGTAACCAAAGAATCGTTGCCTTGAGTTACTGCGTTTTTTGGCTCACCAAAGTTTTCGCTGTCCAAATACTTGGCAAGCGTGCGGATGCGCCTTACTTCCGCTCCACCAAGGTCATTGCCAGCAGTTGTTGCATTGACCAGCAACAGCAATGCCGTGATGGTGCTGCTGAGGTTGCTGACAGTCAGCGTTGGTCGGGGCAGTGTTCCAGTGTTGCTGTACTCAAAGCCATCAGCCTTGATCGGAACGCGGGAATACGTCTGTGAGTCAAAAACGATGTTGCTTTCTGCAAACTCGTTCGTTCCGGCGTGGAAGTAGTAAATGTCGTTGCTGCCGTGTAACGCTGAATCCAGCCTCAGCTGAAACAGCTCAATAATTGCGCTGGGGTTGGAGATCGCAAGATCGCCATACGTTGCGGAAATAGCAGTCCAAACACACGTCCCATCAGTAACGGTGTCGCCAGCAGAGTTGGGCCACTCAGGCTCTGAGCTAGCTGACGTGCCAGCAGTAGTACAACGAAAGAACAGACCAGTGCCTTCGTCGCCGGTAGATCGACGAATGTTACCGACGGAAAATGCGGTACTAGCGTTCCAATTCGCTACTGCCATTACGGTTCAAAGACTTGAGTGAATGTAGTTTGAATTGTTGCCAGGTTTGAGTAAGGCAAGGTCTTTGTCCAAGACCTGCAAACCCACTTATAAGTGTCAGTTTCATCAGGTGGTGACCATTCAAATGGTGCATTATCAGCAGCCCTGGCATCCAAGAAAGTCTCAATAGTGTCAGCGTCAGTCTCTGTCAGATTGCGAAACTCAAGCTGCCATTCTTTTGGGTTCTGGTTGATTCCGTAGGTCAATCTGGTCTGGTATCCGTCACCGAATTGAACGGTCCGAACGTTTGGCTGACTACGCTTTTGCGCTCCGTAAGACGGATCAATAGAAGGAAAAGTGGCCATTAGCTTGCGAGTAAACCTCCAGGACGCTTCTGCTTCACTAGCTCCTGTTGTACTGCAATGCCAATCGCTTTGCCCAGCTGGTTGGCTTGACTAGCATCGCCTTCAACAGAAGATCCAGCAGCGTCAACATTAACGGTGATATTGCCCATTGCCCCGCCAGAAGCCTCAACCCCAAGCTTGCCGTTTGCACCCCTACGCAGCGGCATGATTGCTTCAGGACCGGCCTCGCCCATGAGCCCGGCACCATTCGCCATCGGGAACAACGTGGGCTTGTTGACGATGCCGCCCATCGCATAAGGCACGATCTTGTTTCTTGCGATGACGTTGCCCTTGGCGCTTTCCTTGATGTTGAGACCTGGGAAGACGGCCTGAAGTGCCTGGAAGAAAGCAGCACGGGCAAAAATGCGTGACAAGTCTTGCAGTACTGAATCGGCAAACTCACGGAAACTTGCTTTGCCTGTGGCAACGAAGTCTGCAAATGTATTGGCAAACTTGTCTACTGCCTGCACGCCATATTCAGCCAAAATATCGTTCAAATTAGTCGCTTCTTTAATGACTTCTTTCAACCCATCGACAAAAGACTTGCTCTTGTCTTGACCTGCTTTCATGCCGTTCAAGATGGCTTCAATGATTTCTTTAATTTCTTTATCAGTTTTCTTCTCTGCTAGCAGCAAAGGCAATAGTTCTCTTTGCAGGGCTACCCGACGCCGCTCTAATTCATTTTGATTAAATTGCTCTTGAGTGATCTCCCCTGTTGCAAGGAGCGCCTTGTCGACCTGGGCCGCAATGTTTTCCTGCAATGTTTGCAGCTGTTGCTCAATGCCCAAGCGCGACTGCTCAGCATCAAAATGTGCCTGAGCTTCTGCAACGATGCGCTCATTTGCCTTTAAGTCATCAAGACTGATCTGCAGCAAGTCGTTTGCAAGCTTTGCCTCAACATCTGCAAGAGTGATGATCTGACGCATCCCATTGATGCGTGCGTTCATCATTGCGTCACTAATGTCCTCATCTCCGTCAGCGCCATCAGGCTTAGGTGATGCAAATTTAGTATGCTGATATGACATTGGAGCGTTGATAGCCGCTCCAGTAACTGGATCGTATGTAATGCCAGAGACTGTGTAAGGAGTCGCAATTTGAATTGCAAGTTCTAGGTCTTTGGCTGCAACTTTTGCAAGCCTTAGCTGCTTTCTAAGTGACTGCAATAACCTGTTATTGGTAGTCCCCTCCATGCGATCCTTAAGCTCTTTCATTCGCTCGTTAAGACCATCTAATCGGTCTTGAGCGTCTTTCACTGGAGTTTCGCCTTTGATTACAGAAGAGTTGTACTCTTTCTGTCTATTATTTAGCTTAATTAACGCAACAGTTGCCGCTGTAATTCCAGCTGCGACCAGCAGGAATGGATTTGCAAACATTGCTGCATTCAAAGCAACAACTTTTGCCGTCAAGATTGCATAAGCAGTCCCAAGACCCCCTGCGACTGCAATTAAGTTTTGGAAAATCAAGACTATTCCGGAAACGCCAGCCACAATCAAGATTTCTTTAAAGCTTCCAAGCAGCACAGAAGAAACGTCGAGCAATGCTTTCATGCCTGCTGCAGCGCCTTGCGCGGCTCCTTTTATTGCAGGCAATATATCAATAACAAATTCTGAAAAAGCTTTTTGCAAGCTTGCCCCAATCGGCTGGAGAGACTTGCCCACTTCCCTGCGAACTTTGTCGAATGCAACTTGCGCTTTTGCTCCAGCATCTGCACTGCTATCAGCAATTTGAGCAGCCGTCTCTGCGTACTCAGGCCCAAGACTCTTGATGAACTCCATCAACTCATTCAACCCAACCGTGCCAGCCTTAAATGCTTTTTGGAGCTGAGGCAAGGTCATGTCGTTTGCCTTGGCGAATTGAGTAACGGCACCAGGCAATCTTTCGCCTAACTGGCCAGAAAGTTCTTCTGCACTTACTTTGCCTTTTGAGAAAGTTTGCACCATTGCAGTGATTGCAGACTCAACATCTTGCGCCCCACCTCCAGTAGCCTTGATCGCTGCCGTGATGTTTCTAAAAACAAGTTCAGCATCGTAGATGTTTCCTTCAGCCCCGATAACGGCTGCAGCAAGCTTGGTGATGCCTTTAGTTGATACGTCTAAAGGCACGTTGAAATCATTGCTTACATCTGCTGCAGCTTTTAATCCAGCGCGAAAATTGGCAAGACTGGCATTTGGGTCATTGTCTACCTTGGTAACGCCTTTAAGGGCAATCTCAAGTTTTTTCAGCTGAGCTGCATAATCAGATGTTGCACCAAGCATTTCTCGGAGCATTTTTGCCTGTGCGCCAATTGTTGCGCCAGCAGCTACGCCTGGAACACCACCAATTGCACCACCAATTGCACCACCAATTGCGCCCTCTGGACCACCAAAAATTCCTCCAGCCGCAATCCCACCTAAAGCAGAAGCAAAACCTTTTGCACTAAAACGCCGACGACGCTTGTTCAGCTTTTCAAGCCGAAGATCTACTTTTTCAATCTCTTTGCCAAGCTCACGGAAGTCTTGGCTGGTGGGATCAAGGCCAGCTCGCAGCTGTGCAAATGCAGTTCTTTGCGCTTGCAGGCTGTTAATGCTTCCATTAGATGCAGCAGCCTGTCGATTGATCTCAGCCGTGACTTGCGAAAGCGAGCGACCCATCATCTCGGTCGCTGCTTTGGTCTCAGCAGATCCAATAGAAGCAATCGTTCTAAAAAGACCAGTGGCTTCTGCTGGTTGGTCAAGCATCAAAGGAGGCAAGGCTCTTCTCTCTCTGCGCCTGCGATTCCTGGCTATAGATTTAGCCACAGGATCAGTCTCGCCACC